TTAAACATAGTTTGATAAAGTGGGTCAGTATCCAATATTGGTTTAAATTTATTATGATTTAGTCCATGTGGTACGAAACTAGTTAATATCGTTTTCGGAGTAATCAAATCAGTTAATGGTTGCTCATCCAAGTCAATTACATTGAAATCATTTTGTTTTAATACTTCGTTGTGAATATTATGTGATTGTTTACTAATACCCATGATTAAATCACAACTTCCGTAAAATGGCGCGTTCCACATTGGGAAAGGCAAATCATCCCATATGGAATAATAAATAATTGGAATTTCAAATGTATTTTTTAATTCATGTTCTAACGCATATAGCCAAGTCCAATATCTAGGATCGGTAAAATGTAGTATAGCGTCAGGCTTTTCAGCATTAATTAATGCCATTAAGATATTACGATCTCCATATCCAGACCACGGAATAATTTTTACAGATACATCACTAACTCCAGTTTCTTTAGTAATATCCGCAGATACATCTATTCCTTTGCCGTGCTCCGGATGATTTAATGCAGCTCCTAACTGTACCCAATCATAATGATCAACTGTATTTAATACAATTTCTCGAGATATAGTTCCAATGCCAGATGGCAATCGCAAATCATCTGATAATAATAAAATCTTGCGTTTCTTTTTACTAAGGGTAGCAGATTCTAGTTCTGGTAATTTCATAAAAACTCTTTCTTGTTTATAACTTTATTATAAATATTTTAATTTAAAATAACAACCGATTTGTTAGATTTTTTTGCTTGATTATAAGCTGTTTTTAAAACTGGATCTAGCTCGGGGTCATTTGTTAAAATCATTATATAATCACAACTTAATGCCAATAATTTCATTCTGTGATGCAATTGGCTAAAATGATATTGTTTTCCATAATATGATTTTGGCATGGCTGAATACATATTAAATCCTGAAAATGATGGATTGTATTCTGCATATTCCATCCCAAACTCCAATGCATATTTTTTTACCATATGATTGGCACCTTCCTTTCCGCCGCCGCCTACAACTGTAGCTTCTGGATACTTTTGTTTGATACTATATAATATATCTTTTACTTTTCTTTTATTTTGCCAATTTGTATTTCCTATTATCGCTATTTTCATCAATATTTGTCGTATTTTATAATGATATGATTAAATCATTCTCGTATCCTGTTTTCCTTAGGACAATTTTCATAATCAGTTTTAAATGGACACCATTTACAATTATTCGCACCCTTTCCGGCAATCGGCATATATGTTCTAGATTCATTTTTATTTCCATCCAAATCAAAACACATAGATATAAACTTATCAATTTGTTGTTGCACCTGCTTTTGGGTAATCTTTCCAGATGCCGGAAAAATTTGTTGTATTCGGTGTTGTGGGAACATTGAATCTACTTGTATTTTTCGTTTTACTACAAAAAATTCTATATCGATATTATCTTTTGGATATCCAAACTGTTTTGAATAAAAGTTTTTATATGAAACTAACTGAGCTGCTTTTAATTTGTCTGCTTTTTGATATTTATTCCACCCGGTTGTGCTAGTTTTAATATCAATAATATTAATTCGATTATTTTTGATGTCTTTGATTACAACATCGATAAAGCCATACCAATATACTGAAGGATTAATATCCGATGCTGGTATACATAATTGAACTTCGATGCCTATTAGTTCATGCTGTTTAGTAGAAAAATACTGTGATCTTCTTTTTATGAACCAATTTAAAATTGAAATACCATCAGATAAAAATTCTTCTAATTCAGCCGGCGTTGAAAAATGCACGCCGTTATTTTCAGTAACACCCTTAAAATACTCAGTTTTCATATTTTCAGTGAGCATTTTTGGCAGATCTAAATCATTGGCTTCATTGACTGATTTAGTGTACATTGTTGTAAGATACTCTTGCAGGGTTTCATGAAACGCAGTTCCAAATATTGTATTAATACTATGAGTAAATGGCGCTAACTTCTTTATGTATGACAGTTCCCACTGTTTCGGACATTTTTCATGCATTGCGAATTGTGAGTACGATATCTTAGCGGGGACTGTGCTAGGATCAGTTAATGATAATTTATATATTGGACTAATGTATCCTGACTTCATATTACTGATATGTTATTAGTTAATATCTTTATAATTATCTAAATCAAGTTGTATTGTGCCATTCGTAGCAGTAGCCGTTATAAATGTAAATACATGATTTGTCATACTCTTTTTTTATATTATAAGAAATTATTTTCGCAATTCCAACAAATTATTTGAAATATTTACCTGATCATACGCAGCTTGTTGTTCTGCTAGATATATATTGATTAAATCGTTTGTCTTTTTTAAATCTTCTGCAAAGTTGCCTTTGTGACGGCATCTAACTATTCGTTTTATAATATCAAATTCATAGCTATTAAGCTGCCACTCTTCTGCAAATTTATATAGACTATTTTTGCCCCGATAGTGTGTTTGTGTGTTTATATTCATTATTTACCTTTTAATATAGTTTGTTTTTCTTTGTCGGTATATCCGTATTTTGATATCAATGCATCGCAACTATGTAGATCCATTAAATCTATATACTCAACAGCTTCATGTTTGGATACTTGATAATGCTCAGCTACTTGTGCTACCAGTTCCTTGGTATAGGTATCTTCTTTTTTGCCTTTTATGTATTTAGCAAAGCCTTTAGATGCCGGAAGAAAATCATGATACAAACGATATGTTTCTGATGGTCGTAACAACCCAATTGTGTATGTTTGTAACACATTAACTAGTTCAGTGAACTCCTGACGCATACTCAGCCATCGATTCACAATAAATGGTGCGAATCTTTTCTGATCAGTTTCTGAATAGCTTGACCATTGTTTCTTTTTGTATGTTACTCCGTCGATAAAATCGAAAATTGTTGCACCTTGGGTTGCCCCTTTTTTTACTGCCATATTATAGTTTATATTTAATTTTCCATTTTGCTTCAAACAACCGTCCTAATCCAATTTCCACAATAACTGCGGTATCTGGAATTCCTGGGAGTTTCATACCTAGAATATCATCGATACATTTGTTTCGAAACGTTTTCATTTTAGTACGAGCATTGCTACGATTTGATGTTTTAAAAACAATTGTTATGTTATCTTTATGATATGCTGCTGACATTATTTTTTCAGTTTAATTGGCTGAAACTCTTCTGGTATTGCGCCGCAATCATCGCATCGGAATACTGGAATTGGCACCATTGTATCTTTATTAGCGCCGGTTAATAATCGACTAACCTTATTAATTGCTACTACTTGACGAAAATACAACCCATTGCATTCTGTGCATTGGATAGGTTGCATATCTGTTGGCTTTATATTTGGGGTGTTCATGTTAAATTTCGTTTAATAAGTTTACAAACATTGCCATGATGTTGATTTCTTTGTCAACCACCGATGCATCTTTAAATTGGGCTTCTGCTATGATTAAGATAGATCCACCAATATGACCTGTGGCAAATTCATCTAAACTGTCATACAAAAATGTGTACATTGGAGTAAAGTCTCTAACTTTGCTATCTGCAATTACTTGGCGAATTTTATTAAATGCTGCTTTTTTATCTTTAGAATTTTTCAACAATTCTAAAACTTCTGACATATAGTTTGCTTGAAGAGAACTAGCTTTGTCTAATTGTAATTTATTATTTACTACCGAAGCTTGTGCTGTATTAATCGCGCGACGAATATCAGGATATGAAGAATTTATAATTGCTACAATATCGTTAATGTCATATTCAACGCCCTTTTCATCTAATACTGTAACTAATCGTTTTGCTACATCAGTTTTATTCGGTGGTGTAATTGCAAATGTTTGACATCTACTTTGAATTGGATCGATAATCTTTTCAATATAATTACAAGTTAAAATAAACCTAGTTGTTTTGCTATATGTTTCCATTAAATTACGTAACGCTGCTTGGGCATTGGGCGTAAGATAATCCGATTCATCTAGTATAATAATTTTCCATTTTTTAAATCCTACCGTAGAAGCATATCGTTTAATCTTATCTCGTACGGCGTCTACTGAGTTTTCGTCTGATGCGTTTATATACATTATATCCGCGTCGACACTATTAGCAATAATTTTTGCTAAGGTAGTTTTACCGGTACCAGCTGACCCAAAGAATAGTAAATGCGGAACATCTCCGTTTTCAATAAAAATTTTTACTTTATCAATAATGTGCTCATTACCAATGTACCCATTAATGGTTGCCGGACGAAATGCTTCTGTCCACAAAGTGTTTTCGATGTTATCTATATTTTTAAACATATTTTTTCTTAGTTTCCTGTTGACCCAAATCCACCAGTCCCGCGCTCACTATTAGATAATTCGGTGGTTTCGATGAACTTAATTAATGGATATGGTAAAATTATTAGTTGGCCGACTCGATCGCCTACGTTGTATGTGCATCCGGGATTCCAATCTTTTATTAAACGAAACTTAAACATAATTTCGCCTCGATACCCCGAATCAATTACACCTACATGATTAGTTAAATACACATCATGCTTGCTATTTGACGACCTAGGAAATATTAATCCAACATGTCCATCTGGAATTTCAATTGCCAAACCAGTACCATATACAATGTTTTTATATTGGTCTTCGGTTCGTGAAATTGCAATTAAATCCATACCAGCATCCCCAGGTTGGGTATAACTAGGGATAACTGCGTCTGTATGTAATTTTTTTATTTTTACTTGCATATATCTAAGTTAGTTAGTTCTGTAATTGCACTAACCAATATTTTGATTCAAAATCTGGTCCGTTAAATTCTACCCGAGATAGCCCGTCTGGCGATACATGTATTTTACCAGAATCCCCTTTATTTGATGTTAAAATTTCTTTTAATTTATCAGCCGAGAAGCATATTGGTTGCATATCACCAGCTGATGTCGTTCCTACCTCAAATGAAATATTATCTGCGTTGATTGTCGTGTAATTAATAATAAAAACAATATTTCCATTTTTAATTTGAACCGCAAAGTTTTTTGCATCAGGCAGTGCATTTTTTGCTTTAATAAATTTATTGATAAATTCGTCATCAATATTAATTGTAACATTGTAATCAGGTTCCGAGTTAATTGCTGGTACTGACGGAATAACGGTTGTATCTGCTAACATAAAGGTCATTTTAGTTTTTCCTTCTTTAATTACCATTGCATAATTTTTACCATTATTATCTTTTACGTCAATGTCAATATTTTCACCAACAGCTGATAACATTTTTATTAGTCCGCCGGTATGATTAATGCCGAGATCGCCGGTTGCAAAGGGGACGGTGTTCCATACTATATTTCCAACAACTGTTTGGTCATTGTCAATTAACTCGCAAGTAATATTATTATCCGACGAAACTAATTTAACTGCTTCGCAATTACCTCCTAGGTAATAACGATTAATAAATGATTGTAACTTTGATTTTTCCATTTTTATTTTATTTTAAAATTTAAAGAATTTATTGAATTGGTTGGCGTCAGTAGTAGATATACTATCGCCGCCAAACTTTTTATATGTCTTTTTATATGATGCATACACATTCATTGCATTGGATGGATCTGCAAACATTTCATACAATGATAATACGACTGTATACAAATCATTCGGTATTGCGGTTTCTAATAATTCTATATGGCTATCTGTTAACCGATTAATATC